TTTTTTGAAAAGTATCCTGCGCTTTCAGGTGTATGGGAAACAGATAAGCTACGTTGGACATTAATAAAACTTTCACCTAAAATTCCAGAGTAATTATATGATCTTACATCCAAACGAAATTAAGATTACTGATGAAAATCGTGACGCTTTAATGGCAGAAGCTGAAGCATTGGGCAAGGCATATGTATTCGCATTAAAGGATCAGATAAAGCGTCAATCAGGCAAATAATATGGGAATGTTTTCCTATATTAAAGAACACTTTCGTACCATAAAAAACAAAAAGAAAGGAACGACTAAAAAAGTACGTGTGAAATCATCATATAAACCAAAAAAGGTTACAAAAAAAGTTACAAAAAAGAAAAAGTAGTTGACAGTATGTGATGTGTATGTTATATTACATTATGACTTTTATTATGGGCGGTATCTATGAGCTACCAAGTTGGTTATTGCTGCATCAATAATACGCTAAACAAGAAAGGCATTACGACTGGTCGCACTATGCGAAAGGCAACCTTTGAAGAAAAGGGATTGCCTTACGTATCTGAATTAGCAACAAAAAATATTGAAGACCTTATTACCATTTTGCTGTGGAATGAGCAGCATGGCATTAAGGTCTTTCGTATGAGTTCAAATTTGTTTCCGTGGAATTCTGAATACAAGTTAGAACAACTCGCACAACATGAACAGCATCTTGCGCTACTCAAGCGTGCAGGCGAGATTATTCGCAGGTCAGGGCAGCGTGTTAGCGCACATCCCGATCATTTTGTCAAGCTAGGATCTACCAATGATCGGGTCGTAAAAAATTCTATTCATGATCTTGAACATCATTCTGAATTGTTTGATCTCTTAGGATTATCAGTCACACACTATAATCCCTTAAATATTCATGTAGGTATGAATTATTCAAAGGAAACAGTTACGCGATGGTTGCAATCCTTTGATATGTTGTCCGATAATTGTAAAAAGCGACTCGTTGTTGAGAATGATGACAAGGCCTCAGGATTTTCTGTACAGCAATTGTTTGATGACATCTACAAGCAGATTTATATTCCTATCACCTTTGATTATTTTCATCATGAGTTTCACAGTGATGGGTTAACAGCAAAAGAAGCAGCGGTGTTAGCTGCATTTACGTGGGATACTAAGCCCTTGTTCCATTATAGTGAATCAAAAAATTTGAATGAGCAGGTGTCAGGCAATCCGCGTGCTCACTCAGATTATGTGTTCAAAAAGATTGATACCTTCGGATTGCATATTGATATTGATTTAGAAGCAAAAGCAAAAGAACTAGCATACTTTAAATACATGGAGATATAATGACATTACCTACAAGCCCCGAAGATAAGTTAAAGTTACTTGATGCATTAAAGGAAATTAGTGCATCCATGTCACGTATTGAAGCTGAGCGTGATTTGTTGAAGAATATCAAAACTGATATTTGTGACGAGTTACAATTAAATCGTAAAGTATTGAACAAGCTTGCTCGCACCTATCATAAGGGTAATTTCAGCGAGGAACAGGAATTACACAAGCATTTTGAAGAACTCTACGAAACTGTGACAAAAAAGGCCTCGTAATATGGATGTGAAGTTAGACTTTGATGATGTGCTGATTGTCCCACAATTTTCAGACATCACCTCACGAAATCAAGTTGAATTAACGACAACCCTTACAGGATGTCATGGTGCAGAAATTGTTGGCGTGCCTATCATTGCCGCCAACATGGATGGGGTGGGAACATTCAGTATGCACAATTCCTTGAAAAAGTTTAATGCTTTTACTGCAATTACAAAGCATCATACTTTGTCAGATTGGGTAAGTCAAAAAGATGTGAGTCATGCCTTTATAACAATCGGGATGAATGATGGTGAATTGAATAAAGCCGTGGACATCATTAAGGTGTGGAAAGATAGAGTACCTAACTTTACCCCTAAGATTGTGATTGATGTAGCAAATGGATATATGAATCCGTTTTATGACTTTGTTACTAAGGTTCGGTTCAACATTCCTGATGCCTTTATTATGGCAGGAACGGTCACTACCCCTGAAGCAACCTGCAGAATCATTGAATCAGGTGCAGATTTAGCACGTATTGGGATTGGAACCGGTGCGGTTTGCACCACACGCCGCGTAGCAGGTGTTGGCTATCCATTATTTTCTGCCTTAATGGAGTGTGTTGATGCCGCAAATAGTGTTGGCGGCGGCGTACAAAGCGATGGTGGGTGTGTAAATCCCGGTGATTTTTCGAAAGCGTTCGCAGTTGGCGCTCATATGGTGATGGCAGGAAGTGTTTTTGCGGGTCATGATGAGTCAGAACAGGAAATTTTTGATGGAAAAGTCACTTTTTATGGGATGAGCAGTCATGCTGCCCAACAAAAACACAATCAAGTGAAGAATTATCGGGCATCTGAAGGACGAGTTGTGCAAATTCCGTATAAGGGACTGGTAGAACACACAATTTCTGATATTTTAGGAGGAATTCGCTCCACCTGTGCCTATGTAGGTGCAAAAAATCTACAAGAATTGTATGAAAAATCACAATTTATTCGTGTAAATAATCAATTGAATCGGTCACTTGAACAATATACGATACGATAAATGATTACACACGAGCGGGTGATACAATGGATGAATGTTGTTCGGGAGGAAATAAACTCTCCCGAACAATTTCGCATTTTAGAGAATTTTTGGGCGAGTCAGCTAAATAGTAAAATGTGGTTGATTGAAAAAATCAACGAATATTGTTTATTATTTCCTGGATCGCACATTTACATTTTTGGTGGGTGGTATGGCATTCTTGCACAGCTACTTATTCAAGCCATTCCTGACGTTCATGTAACTTCTATTGACATTGATGACAGATGTAAAATATTAGGTGAACGATTAAAACTACCTGATGATAACATTACCTTTGTCACCACGAACATGCAAGATTTCACACAATACGATGAACACACCGCATTGGTAATTAATACCTCAACTGAACACATTTCACAGGAAACATTTGATAATTGGTTACATCATATCCCTGAACACACAAATATTGTGTTACAGGGAAATAATTTTTTTGCGTGCTCAGAGCATATACGGTGTACTTCATCATTAAGTGAATTTCAACAAATAAATAAGATGACCAAGATAAAATTTGCAGGTGAATTTGATTGTGTGCAATTCAAACGATATATGACTATAGGAAGAAAATAATGACAATAGTTTATGTACCTGAAATACCTTCAATACGGGTAAAAAATGGAAAAATATATGAATACTATAATACTATTATACCACATTTATCAAAGGAATTTAATCAACACGATGGCAACATTGTATGTGTTTGGGCGTTTCCTACTTTTCCCGATACTGTACATTCTGAAAAAACTATTTGCGATTATATACAAAAAAATATCAAAAATGAGAACACCTTACTCTTTTTCGATAATACACAGGAAGGACATATACTTGGATCATTATATGGTATATATGAAATTCTTGATAAGATCAATTTTGATACCACGAAATGCTATTTTTTTAGTTCATCGGCTGATGCATTTCAACTACATGATGCCTTTTGCGTCGAAAATGATGTAAAAAATAAAATCAATATACGTGTGCTCAACGTTTGGGAACGACATATTGCTAAACATTTTCCCAGAAATAGCAACTTTGATTATGATGTATCACAATTAAGGAAAAAATTGTTTTTATCTTTTAATAGAATGTCTCGTCATCACAGAATCGCGTTGTTGGGTTTGTTATATCAGCATAATTTAGTAGATAAAGGATATATATCTTTTTTCACTGATTTGTATGGAAAATCATTGAAAAAGGTAGCAGATGGTCTTCTATCTTTTGTGAGCGAGGAGACATACAATACAATATTAAATCAAATACTGGCGAACTACCATAAATTCCCATTAAAATTAAATACAGACTCAGTTGTTGATAATGTAAATTATGTAAAATCTGATGATGATATTTTTTATAGAAATAGTTATTTTTCTGTTGTAACTGAGACTTTCTTTTTCGAATCAAAGCGATGGGGGGGTAAAAAGATGTTTGATGAAGATGGTATTTTCTTTTCTGAAAAGACGTATAAGCCTATAGCATGCAAACATCCATTCGTGTTACTTAATCGACCACATGCTTTGAAATTTTTGAAAAATCAAGGGTATAAAACTTTTCATCCTTTTATTGATGAAAGTTATGATTCTATTCTTGATGATGAAGCTCGACTGTTAGCGATTGTTAATGAAATTAAGCGGTTATCTACCTTTTCAGACGAACAATGGTATGACTGGATGAAAAATATTCATCCTATTATTGAACATAATCACCACACATTGTTATCAAAAGATAAAATGTCACACGAATTATTCAGATTTGATATATGAATTACAATCATTTTTCTAACGAAATAAAGCAAAAATTAGATTCTATGTATCTTTCTGAAGATCAAATGGGCAAGGACAGCAAAATATATCCAATTGACGGGAGTACAAGAATTAATATACCCTGCGGTCTTGACATTTATAATTTGTGCATGAAAGTGCAACCAAAACATACATTAGAAATTGGTCTTGCGTATGGATTTAGTACTTTGTATTTTTTAGAAGCGCAAAAAACACATAAATTCACGCACACAGCCACTGATCCTGCTCAGTTTTATTCATATAATGGAATAGGATTTACAAGCGCAAAAAAGTACACTGAAGAAGGAAAATTCTTTTTTCATGAAAAGTTATCGTTTGATTGTTTAAATATGCTTTACAACGAAAATAGATCATATGATATTATTTTTATTGACGGTGGTCATAGATTCGATGATGTGCTGTGTGATTTTACATTAGCCGCACAGATATGCCCCGTCGGCGGATATATTATTTTAGATGATTTGCTTTTGCCATCTATAACAAAGGTAAGAGATTTTATTGTAAACAACAGGAACGACTTTATTTTTGAGCAATATGTTTCACGTAACCTTGGGTTCTTCAAAAAGGTTTCAAATTACGATGATAGAGCCTGGGATCATTTTAAAGAATTTTAATCATGATTATCAAAGAGAGTGTATGTTGTTTTGGCTATCAAAAAAATCAAACATTTTTTAATTTTCAGAACGTAGTTACTGAAATATCTAAAGCTGAATTACTTTTTATAAATCATTATTCATTATATAAGAGTGTAGGGTTTATTGATGAGGTATATTTTCATAAATTAAAAGATTTAAACAAACACATTTACATAGATTCAACGTTTGAACTTATTGAAGAGGAGATTCTTGTTTTTTTAAACAAATTTGATGATTTATCAAATATTTTTTATTTTTGTATTCCGAGAAACAATGATTATGCGACGGAGCTAAAAAAACTCACAGTACAGAAAGGATTAAAAATAGTTGAGAAGCAATTTTTTATTGAGCATTCTAACTATTATATTCCTATCAATGAATTACCTAGAAAAAAATTTCTATTCATGACAGGTAAATCAAGGCCCGAGAGAACGTGTTTAGTGTCTTACTTGAGTTATTATGATTTAATAAAAGACGGATATATTAGTTATTTTGGTGAAAGTCATGTAGATAAAAATTTTGATATACATTCAATTAATGATGTGTTTAATCTTAGTTTAACACCTGAGCAACAAGAAAAAATTCAAATAGGATTAAGTAAAATAAAATTACCGTTAATTCTTGATGAACAATTTCTAACTAAAGACGTGTCACATTCTTTTTTTTATCCTGGGTATTATTATAACCTTGTTGATTTCGTGCTGGTTTGTGAGACGAATCAATATCCGAGAGACGACATTTTTTTTGTCACTGAAAAAACAACAAAGGCAATAGATTTAAACAAAAGAATATTAGTACAAGGAACTAAAAATTTTATAAACAACTTAAAAAGTTATTATTTTACACACATGAATAAAGATATTTCTCATTTGACTGATTGGTGTGACATTTCATATGATAAAGCTACCGGAGTTGAGAGAATAGAATTTATAACAAATATAATAAAAAATGTCTAAAAAAGACATTAATATTTTTAATTATAATCGTAATATCTGATATATGATGATCTATATAAAAACTCAAACCTTTATGAATAAGTAAAAATGGGTGCAAATAAACATGGTCTTTTAGAAAATTGCATATATCATGAAAATGGAGCAATTGTAGAAATTGGGTCAGGGGGTTCATCAACAGCAACATTACAAGCAATCGCTTATGAAAAAAATTTAAGTTTTTTTTGTGTTGATGTTATACCATATCGTCATGAAGTTTGTGATTATTCAAATTATTATCAAATGACGGGTGAAGACTTTTTTAGAGACATTTTTCCATCATTCAATAAGAAAATCGTCGCAGCTTATTTAGACAATTTTGATTGGACATGGGACCCAATCAAAATGATGCAAGAAAAGGAAATCCACCCTGCATATAACCAATATGTAGAATATGCAAATAATGGTGTATTTCTTTCAAATGTGAACAGTGCAATTGCACATTTAAAACAAACCGAAGCAGTTGAAAAATATTGTGTTTCAGGTACTTTGTTATTATATGATGATACGTGGTTTAATTTAAATGATGAAGTATTTTCAGGGAAAGGATGCGCTGGAATTTATTATTTGCTCTCTAGAGGATGGGAATTGTGCGACCCATTAACACAAGAGCAAATTTTTACTGATATGAGAGAGAATATATATAATCACTACACACGATTTCTCAATAAAGAAATTAGTCACATATTATTAAGGAAGCTATAGTATGAAAATAGCAATGATCGGTTGCGGGAAACTCGGCGCCCCGTGCGCTAATCAAATGTTGTATGCGGGACATGACGTTATTGGATATGATGTAATAGACATAGGATTGGCAAAGTTCCCACTTAAGGAAACTATTGAAGAAGTAGTCAAAGGACGAGAATTAATTTTTATTGCTGTACCTACGCCTCATGACAAGTCATACGGAGGCGAGACACCCACTGCACATTTAGACCCGAAAGATTTCGATTATTCTATTGTCACATCTGTCTTACAAGAAGTCAATAAACATTGCACTAAAGATCAATTAGTCGTTTTAATTAGCACGGTATTACCCGGAACAGTGCGTCGGGAATTCATTCAGCACACCACAAATTATCGGTTCATTTATAATCCCTTTTTGATTGCGATGGGTTCAGTGAATTGGGACATGGTGAATCCTGAAATGGTGATCATCGGAACAGAAGATGGGTCAACAACAGGTGATGCGAAACTCCTTATTGATTTTTATAACACTATGATGCAGAATAATCCTCGCTATGTTGTGGGCACCTGGGATGAAGCCGAATGTATTAAAATTTTCTATAATACGTTTATTTCTGCTAAAATTGGATTAGTCAATATGATTCAAGATGTCGCTGAAACATCAGGTAACATCAATGTAGATGTGGTAACAACGGCATTAGCACAAAGTACGAAACGAATTATGGGACCTGCCTATATGCGTGCTGGGATGGGTGATGCGGGAGCATGCCATCCTCGTGATAACATTGCCTTGCGCTGGCTATCAGATAATTTAGAGTTAGGATATGATTTGTTTGGCGCGATCATGGAAAGCCGTGAATTGCAAGCTAAGCGTGTCGCTAAAAAGTTATGTGATTTAGCAGTTCAACATGATTTACCCATTTACATTCACGGGAAGGCATATAAACCAGGTGTTGCATATGTTGAAGGTAGTTATAGTTTGTTAATCGGTCATTACATCAATGAATTTGGATTTGATGTTACTTACCTTGATCCATTAACCGAACAACATACTTTATACAACGTGAAGGGTGTGATACTGATGGCGCACCATGCACCGACATCATATAGCCACAGTCGAGTTATTGGCAGTGAAACGCAAAAATTCTATTGTACCATTTCACCAGGTAGTGTGATCGTGGATATGTGGCGAACTTTAACTGCTGATGATGTACCTAATTGCACATTAATTCATTATGGAAACACACGAAAAAATAGTTAACTGGATACAATCCTATACCCAAACAAATAATATTAAAAGTTTGGTTATAGGTGTTTCCGGAGGCATTGATTCAGCTGTAACGTCTACATTATGTGCGTTGACAGGATTACCGACTTATACAATAAATCTTCCAATACATCAAAATCCTACCCTTGATTGTTTTTCAGATATTCATATAGAATGGCTAAAAAAGTTTTCTAATATTGTGCCATTAAAATTAAATTTATCAGGGATGTTTGATTCATTTGTTGCAGCTATTTCCCGTGATATTGGAACTGAATTTTATAACGATTTGGCATTTGCTAATACAAAATCACGATTACGCATGATTGCGTTATATCAAATCGCGCAAGCTAAAAATGGTATTGTTGTAGGAACAGGAAATAAAGTCGAAGATTTTGGGGTAGGATTTTTTACAAAGTATGGCGACGGCGGTGTAGATATTTCTCCTATTGCAGGACTACTAAAAAGCGAAGTATATCGTTTAGGTAATATATTAGAAATAGATAAGAGAATTATGCAAGCTCCGCCGACTGATGGGTTGTGGGATGATAGTAGAAATGACGAAGATCAACTTGGAGCAACCTATGATGAACTTGAATGGGCTATGAGTGCATCTATTAATGATATCACAACAGAACGAGAACAAGAAGTGTACGATCTATACCAAAAATTTCATATTAAGAATAAGCATAAAATGATTCCTATCCCCATGTATATTCCTTGACAAATACTAATCTGTCATATATATTATAAATAGTATTGAAAGGAGATATTATGACTGAAAAACATGTTGAATATAATATTGCATTAGATGAGTATACACAAGGCATAGTCGATGATATTTTTCATGAAATTCATGATGAACTTGATCATCTAGAACAAAATGTAGGTCATTCTGAGTTATCTCTCGTTATCCTTGCATGGGTTCGTGACCGTGTAGAAATGGTGTCTGAAAACTATAAAAATAAATAATAAGGTATAGTATGCCAACCTATGAATATCAATGTGAGAAATGTGAACATTATTATACGAAGTATCTTAGTATCTCACGTATGCATGAACCCGAGGAGGAACCTTGCCCGAACTGCGCTGAACAAGCAGTAAAAAAGGTGATGATGACAGCACCTGCTTTTGGAGATCCTGTTCGTCTCGGCATCCGGCGCCCCGATGGGGGCTTTAAAGAGGTAATGCAAAAGATACATGCAGCTAATCGTGGATCAAAACTTAATACCGATAGTAGTTACATCTAAGTTCACAGATTTTGTGTACAACCATCCCGCTAGGGCGTAAGCTCTGACGGGATTTTTTTATCTACCTTCTACTCAATTCTTTTTATGTCACGTAAAAAACAACGCCTAAAATTAATTCATGTTGATTCAAACATTCACACAAATTTTTTAGAGGATGAGTCAAAACACAAGATAAAATTTTCTGATTTAAAAGACATTTACCCCCTAACACATAATCAAGAAACATTTTTCAACTTGTATAAAAAAGGACATAAAGCCCTGTTACTTCATGGCGTTGCAGGAACAGGAAAAACATATATCGCAATGTATCAAGCGTTACATGAAATTTTAGATAGTGATAGTAGCTATAAAAAAATCTATATTGTACGGTCAGCCGTCCCTTCTCGTGATATTGGACACTTACCTGGCAATGAAAAAGAAAAAACAGAAGTATATGTTCAACCATATCGTGAAATTGCGAATGAATTGTTACCACGATTTGGTGAAAGAGCATACAACAAGTTAAAAGAACAGAATTTAATTGACTTTATGGTTACTTCATATATTCGTGGCTTAACGCTTGATAACTGCATTGTAATTGTTGATGAATGTCAAAACATGACAGACATGGAATTGAATAGTATTATCACTCGTGTTGGTAACAATAGTAAGATTGTATTTTGTGGAGATTTTAGACAAACCGATCTAAACAAAAAGCATGATATGTCAGGGTTGAAAAAGTTCATTGCGATTACTAATCATATGCCATCATTTCGCCAGGTAGAATTTGGTGTTGAAGATATTGTTCGTAGTAATTTAGTGAAAGAATATATTATTGCACGTATGCAATTGGAGGATATTGCGTTAGTATCTTGACAAGGTATATTATGATGTTATATTTCATGCATGAAAACATTTACGCATAATCCTATACAATTAGTTGACCTTGATTCTGTTACGACACATAAAGGTCGCTATTACACAACTCCTACTGGAGTACGTTACCCATCGGTCACGACCATTCTTTCTGCCCACACACAAGCAGGGATAAAAGAATGGCGTGACCGAATTGGGCATGACGCTGCTGATAAAATCACACGGCAAGCCGCTACCCGAGGCACCAAGTTTCATAATCTGGCAGAAAAATATTTAAATAATGCATACAAACCCGAAAAGATGGGATTGTTAGATTTAGAATTATTTGATGTCGCCGTGCCTGAGCTAGAAAAAATTGACAATATTCACGCTCAAGAAATTGCGTTGTATTCTGATTATTTACGATTAGCAGGTCGTGTTGATTGTATTGCAGAATATGAAGGAAAGCTTAGCATTATTGACTTCAAAACAGCACGTAAAGAAAAAGAGCCGGCGCATGTTGAACATTACTTCATGCAAGCTGCGGCGTATGCTATCATGTTTGAAGAACGCACAAGTATCCCTATTAATCGGCTCGTATTACTCATAGCCGTTGAAGATGGGTATATGCAGGTAATGAAAGGTAAACGTAACGATTATGCAAAACAATTGTTACACTACCGTGACTTATATGAATCTCAGGTATAAAAAAATAAATATTTGAGCAACATCAACATTAATAAAAATTATGAAAAAAATTCTGTTACTCTTGTTTGTCCCGTTTTCGTCAGTATTTGCCCAAACGGGACAAATTGTTGGTAGAGTGTTAGATGAATCAGGGCAAGGTTTACCCAGTGTAGGAATTCAAGTTGTCGGAACAACCACCGGAGTTATGTCAGGGGTTGACGGACGGTATCGTTTACGAGTTACCGCCGGTACAACTACGATACAAGTTCGTCGTATTGGATACACGCCAAAAACAATTACAGGAATTATTGTTCCTAATAATGGCATCATTGAACAAGATATTATTATGAGTGTTGCGAAAGTCCAACTTTCTGCAATAAATGTGACTGCGGTTAAGGAAAATGGTAGTATTAGCGGATCCTTAAACGCACAAAAAAATGCGACCAATGTAACTAATGCTATCACATCAGAACAAATTTCACGCAGCCCTGATAGCGATGCGGCACAAGCCGCACAACGTATTAGCGGTGTCGCTGTGCAAGATGGCAAATATTTACAAGTGCGTGGCTTAAATGAACGTTACACAACTGCAAGTTTAAATGGGGTTCGACTTCCTAGTCCTGAACCTGAACGTAAAGTCGTTCCTTTAGATTTATTTCCATCTAGCTTACTACAGGAAATTAATACCAGTAAAACGTTTACCCCTGATCAACCTGGCGATTTTGCAGGTGCCACGGTTAACATAAAAACAAAAGAATTTCCTGCACGAAAACAACTCAACTATAGTATGAGTGTTGGAGCAAACAATCGGGTGCTTTCTAATACACTACCTTTTGCCCCACGTGCCGGCGGCGAACTTTTTGCTTTATCAGGTTCAGCGCGAAACATGCCGACAGATTTGGCAAATGCAAATTTCCTAGGAAATGTTACGCAATCACAAATGAATAGTATCATTCGTTCACAACGTAATGTATGGGCACCACAATATCGTGATGGTCGAGGAAATAGTTCCTTTGGTGTCTCAGCAGGTGGTAATACGATATTAGGAAAAAACATTGGTTATGTCTTAAGTAGTAATTACGGATATTCAGAAGAAGTTCGGAGTAATGAACAACTTGCTGTTGGTAATCAAGGTGCAAACAATACTGTAGTGCCTTTAACATCACTTCGCGGTCAAACTGCCCGGGTAGGAGTGCAATGGGGCGGGATTGTTAATCTTTCAACTATGATAGGGCAATCCTCGCGGGTATCATTAAATAGCACATTCACACGAAACGCAGATAATGAAGCGCGTGTTGACGGGGGGTTTGATGAAAATCTCGCTGATAGTATTAGTCGTACTACATTACGATATGTAGAACGTGGCGTTGTCGCTGTTACAGGACAAGGTGATCATCAATTATCGACTAATAATAAAACATCATGGTCACTTACAACATCCAATACCACACGAAAGGAACCTGATCGGTCAGATGTGGTATACGCACGAAATGGCACGAATGGTTATTCATTACTTACATCGTTAGACGGCGCCCGGCGTCTATATTTCAATCTACAAGAACACAATGTCGTAGGTCAACTTGATCACACACTTACTGTAGGAAATCAAAATAATATTAAAGTAGGAACTTATTATCGTACCACAGAACGTAACACTCAAGCTCCTATCTATGCGTTTATTAGTCGTGCGAACGAAAATGTAACTACACAACCTGCCAATGTCATTTTTAGTAAAGAGCAAGCATGTGAAACCTGTAATATAATTAACATTCAACCTATAGGTCAAGCAGGATCATACACCGCTAATGATGTAAACATGGCTGGCTATGTGATGACTGAATGGCAACTGTTAGATTATATGCGGATGATTGTTGGTGGACGTGTTGAAGGAGCGAATATTCAGGTAAATACCTCAACTCAAGGAGGATTTACGGTCGGTTCTGCTTTGCAAAATGTTGATGTATTACCTGCATTTTTACTCAATACGAAAATGTCTGATAATACTAATTTGCGTTTTGCGATATCCCGAACCGTCACGCGCCCTGAATATCGTGAGTTAGCGCCGGTAACATTTCGTGATGTATTAGGTGGCGTAAGTGTAACGGGTAACAGTAAACTTCGTCGTGGATTAATTAACAACATTGACATTCGCTACGAACATTTTCCTACCCCGAATGAAATATTCAGTATTGGATTATTTGCAAAGCAATTCATTGATCCTATTGAACGTGTGGAACAAGCTACATCTGGGGCATATCAAGCAAACTTTCAAAATGCTTTAACCGCTGATAACATCGGTATTGAAGTTGAATTAAGAAAACAGTTGCTTACGTCTTTATCTGTGTTTAGCAATATTACGGTGATGAGTTCAACCGTACAATTAGATGTCTCACGCGGATTAACAGTTACTGATAGTGAACGTGCATTAGTTGGGCAGGCACCCTATGTTATTAATGCAGGGGTAACATATTCATCTCTAAGTGGGCGCACGAATGCCACGCTATTGTATAATACTGTAGGTGATAGAATCTTTGCTGCGGGGGTAATCCCATTACCAAACATTGTTGAAAAATCTCGTCATATGTTAGATTTAACCTTGAAGGTGCCTATCGGCAATCGTGCAAATGTAAAACTAGACATTCGAAACATTTTAGATGCACGCTTCAGATTTATGCAAGGTAACCTGGAACGCGAAGGATATAACGTAGGTCGAGCAATATCATTAGGGATGTCTGTCGTTAAATAAATACAATAGATGGTAGTATAATGTCTTGATGAAATATGTCTTGGACGCGGGTTCGATTCCCGCCATCTCCATACTGGGGGGATGACATGGCTTCGACAGGGTATAAAGTAACCCAGGAACGCTACCCGATAGGCGACTGCCGTAAGCAGAGCACAATCATTAAAGGGCACATATAACGCGCCTCTCGCATTAGCTGCTTAATTAAGTAGCTTTGCCGGGTTCGGGGTTACCCTGGGAACAGAAAACCCCACCCCTTTAATTTCTATGCAAATACATATACCTGACAAGTGCCCACAAATTAATGTGTTATTTTCAGGTGGTGTTGATAGCTCATTACTATTATATCTACTCACCACACAAAACACACGCAATATCCCCATACATGTATTTGGGATGTTAAAAAACAAACGTGAACAACATTTTCATGCTGTTTTATCGTGGCTTGAAACTCACCTGCATACACAATACATAAAGCAGTTAACACCACGGTTTTTCTTTATTCGCGATTTCGTAAAAAATACGTTAGATATCTCACCTGAAAACGCGATAACATATAGCGCGTGTAATAAAGTGATTACGGATGTATTTACTCCTACAAAATTTATCCCCGGTGATACGCCCCCGGTTCGTGGGCCTGCTTTAAGTGAACACCACTTTCGCCCATTTATTAACTTTGACAAAGTATATCTTTGTAACTTATATAAACAATATGGGTTACAGGATCTATTCTTATTGACACATTCTTGTGGTATAGATATTACTAATCATTGTGGTGAATGTTATTTTTGCATGGAAAGAGACTGGGGAATAAGAGAAAGTAATCTATTTAACTTATAAATATATAAAAACATTTACTGTTTAGGAGAATCTATGGCACATTTTAACATTGTATATCAAAAGGATACTGCTGCACAAGTTATTGCGGCACTTCCATCTGATATACAAATTATTTCACATTTAGAAAAGTTACGAGTCCTTACAGTTGAAGCACCTGCTGATACAGGATTATTAGAAATTTCTGGGGTAGTCAGTGTGGCTATAGATGAGCAAGTAATTGCAGAAACAGCTACAACACCTTGGCACAAGTTACGTATTTGTTCGGCAGAATTACCTATGCGTGATCAATACCTGCCAAAAAATACAGGTGCAAATACAACAGTATATCTTGTTGACTCAGGTATAAATGTTGTAGGAGATTTAGCAAATGCCACGATTGAAAATCTGTATAGTTTTGACGGAACTTTTTCTGATACCCTAAATCACGGTACAGGAATCGCATCATTAATTGTTGGCGAAACACTCGGTGTGTCAAAAGATGCAAAACTAAAGGTAGTTAAAATTCCGATGAACGTCGCTGTAAATGTTAGTGCATTGCTAAGTGCGTTTGACGCGGTTTTAACAGATCACACACTCACATCTGACGTTAAGATTGTGAATTGTTCATGGGTAGTACCAAAAAATCAAATCTTAGATTTAAAAATTCAAGAATTACAAAGTGAAGGATTACTTGTTGTTGCGGCAGCAGGTAATAATGTATCAAACGCGGATAACTTTTCGCCTGTGGGATTGGATACTGTATTAGGTGTTGCTGCATCAGACGCATTTGATCGGGTTATTAATTGGGGAACGAATACAGGAAGTAACTGGGGTACAGAAGTTGATATTACCGCACCTGGGATTGATATTGAAGTCTTATCAAGTGATGGCACAATCGTTACGACATCAGGTACTTCATTAGCGGCAGCTATCGTATCAGGTGCCGCAGCACAATTTATTGTTGAAAATCCTGCTAAGACAGCACAAGAAATACAAGATCTTATCATTGCTACATCATCACAAGATTTATTATTCCGAAATGAAGCCGTGTATGGCACGACTCCTAATATGCTATTACGTGTTCCTCAATATCAGTTTGTGTTTGAAGGTACACCAACAACAGTTAATGTACAAAAAGGTACATCAGTAAATGTTCAACTAGTGACACAACCTGTAGTAAATAGTGTGTCAATTGATAATATTATTATTGCAGGGAAACCCTCTCCTGCTTTTTCCTGGGTTGCATTAGACACACAAACTAATCAATTAACGTTGACACCGCCGACTGATATTACATCAGCAAAATATGTAATTCGTGTCTCGGCAAAAAATGTAAATAATGAACTCATCATGAATTTTGGTATTATTGCGTCGGTATTTACTGATTCAGTAACTGAAGTTACAGGAACCGAAACATACTTTTTAACAGAAGAAAATGGTGTTGTTACCGTTCGCCCATCTTTTTGTGTGAGTGAAGGAGCATTTTGCTTCGGGTCGTGTACTGATGATGGTAAAGGCGGTGGGTGTGCTTGTGTTGACGGAAATTGTCAATCACAATTCTAATGTAGTTGACAATTAGTTTGTTTTGTGTTATACTTATATAGTGCCTCCGGGCACTATATTTTTTTCAGGAGGTAGATATGAAAAAATTGATCGTTTTGCTTGCTGTCATCTTGGCAGTGTTTCCGAATAGAATTACACACCAACATCGTCCAATAGGAAATCCTGTAAAGATTGTTTCTGAGAAAGAATTAACTTGTTTAGCAAAAAATATTTTCTATGAAGCACCTGATGAATCCTATGAAGGAAAATTAGCGGTTGCAACAGTCACTATGAATCGTGTTCGCAGTAAATCATTCCCCAAAACAGTGTGTGGGGTAGTGTATCAGCGTAATACACGCGGGTGTCAATTCTCGTGGACATGTGGTGGTAAGACAAAGTTTGATCGTGCTAAATATGTTGAATCAAAAAAAATTGCGTATAAGGTGTTGGCACAAAATTTACGACTCCGAACAATTAAAAACGCCTTATACTTTCATAACACATCTGTATCACCTCAATGGGATTTTGCTCGCCCTATCAAAAAAATTGGCAATCATATTTTCTATGTTGTTGTGAGTAAAAAGTCTCGGTTGACAAATAACAATAGTTAAATATATTTCATTATACGCATCAATAGGAGATATTGTGATGGAAAACGAACCCACGGTTGAATTAACTATAGAATATTTGCTCACAAAGGGTGAGTTTACCACACCTGAAGAATTTTCAGTGAACATTGAGAAAATGGCAAAGACCCGTAAAATTGGCTATCTTGAAGCTTTGCTTGAATATTGTGAAATGCGTGATATTGAACCCGCGTCTGTAGCAAAGTCAATCACTACGTCATTAAAGCAAAAGTTACAAGCAGAAGCAGAAGATTTAAACTTGTTGAAAACGAAATCAGGTAAGTTGCCATAACATGACGACATTTGAAGCGTATAAGTTATATCTAGCTTTACGGTTGCATTTTACATCTGATAATTACGATATTCGCAAGACAAAGGGACGCATAAAAGCGTCACAAAAAGCATTAGAAAAAAATGTAAAGTTACAATTTGAATTAAACAAAGTAAAGAAAAAGTACAGCCAAGATGATTTTATCAATTACTTTGTTGCCAATTTCATTACAGGTGATAAGTGGGGTGGGATCTATAATACGCAAGCAGAAGATGTTTATCTCTCATGGAAGCGTATTAATGAAAGCCTTAGTTATCAATATAAACAAGATCTTGATATTTTAGCACAAGAAAATATAAATAGTTTAATTGAAGATTTGTGGGATTGTCATGATGGACATCCTATCATTCTCAAACGCTATTTAGGAAAAACTGTTACATTAGAAACACTTGTAATTTTGAATAAACTGTTTAAATTTATTGAACAGGTTGATGAACAGCTTATATTTGATCCTATTTGGCACACCGTTTCAAAACTCATTTCAAAATATTCACCATTTATAAAAATCGACAAGGACAGATATTACACTATGACATATCAGGTTTTTTCAGAATGAAACATACTCGGTATTGGGACGAAGATGATGACTCGCAAAGAGGGCGCAGAGAAGAACGCGATTATCTAACAAAGTATCGTCATAAAATCTATGACTATACCGATGATGACGACGAATATGTTGATGATGAAGGATATAGTAATCTTGATGATTATGAGGAAGAACAATAAGATGGCAGGACCCGTAGTACAATTTCATACACTTTCATACACCGTTATACAAGGAGAATACAATGTCATTCAGTAGCCTATCCGATTTACGTAAGTCCCGTGGTAACTTTGACTCCCTCATGAAGGAAGTCGAAAAGATTTCTAAGCCAGCCGTTGATTCCGGCAATGATGATCGCTTTTGGCAACCTGCTGTTGATAAGGCAGGTAACGGCTATGCCGTCATTCGTTTGCTCCCGCCGCCGAAGGGCGAGGAACTTCCGTGGGCTCGCGTGTGGAATCATGGATTTCAGGGTCCCACTGGTAAGTGGTATATTGAAAATTCATTGACCACGTTGAACCAACCCGATCCTGTTTCTGAATTGAACAGCGAGCTGTGGAATTCAGGCGTTGAATCCAACAAGGATATCGCCCGTAAGCAGAAGCGTCGGTTGACGTACATTTCAAATATCCTGGTCATCAAGGATCCTGCGAACCCGCAGAACGAAGGAAAGGTCTTCCTGTACAAGTATGGCAAGAAGATTTTCGATAAGATCAAGGATGTTATGCAGCCACAGTTTGCAGATGAAGAAGCCATCAATCCGTTTGACTTCTGGAAGGGTGCAAATCTCAAGCTCAAGATTCGTAATGTTGAAGGATATCGTAATTACGATAAGAGCGAGTTCGAACCCCTCAGTGCCGTGGCTGAATCTGATGCAGAAATTGAATCCGTGTGGAATCAGCAAAGCTCCTTGAAGGAGTTCACAGATGCGAAGAACTTTAAGAGCTATGACGAACTAAAGCGTAAGCTGGCGTCTGTGCTAGGTACCACGAGTTCACCGATGCGTTCAGCAGAAAAGATTGCTGAAAGTCGTATGGAGTCAGAACCTACGATGTCTGCTCCCGTGATGAAAACGGCTGCACCAAAGGCATCGTCTGCTGATGACGATGATGACGATGATGCACTCAGTTACTTTTCAAAGCTAGCTGAAGATTAAGCAACAAAAAAAAGGGCCTTCGGGCCCTTTTTTCGTTATACACCTAATATCCCAGCACGTAAATGTTTGTTTGCGTTTGCCATGATACTATTATCTGTATTTCTAAATACTGACATTTGAATAGCTGATCCTGAACTACCTCCACCTGATGCAACTGTAGGTGCGTTGATATTATTAATAACAACTGGCTGTGTATTTTGAGCAGTATTTGTTACGCTTGGCGCGCTTTTCAAAATTTGTGAAGTCATTTCGATATTACGTCCTGTTGCTTGTGTGGGTGTGCTTAATGAACCTGCCGATGATTGAGGTTTTATCTTCATCTTTGTAGCTGGTTTTAGATTTTTAGGATTTATAGTGTCTTGTATAAACATTAGACCTTCTTCTTTTCTTCTTTCAACTAAACCAGTATCAATTTTTCCTCTTGCTGTACGAATTCCCTTTTCTGCAATAATATTGCCCGCGGCAGTGGTATCACCTTTCATAATAGCTTCTGTCAACCCGTGCTCCTTAAGACTTTTTGTGCTTCCTGTGTTATAGGAATATGATGTTAATACAGCTTGCTGATTTCCTGTTAACTTATTCCACGCTTGTTCACCTATGTATTTTTTAGCAGATGACATATATTTCGGTAAATCAATACTTAATAATTTTCCTGCCCTTATTTCAGCTTCTTCCTTTGTTCCAGGTATTATTGTATCTTTGCCACCCTCACCTTTTACGGGAATTTTTTCATCACCTAGATTAATAAAACCTTGAGCTATTTCATCTTGTCTAATTTGATGACCAAAACCTATTGAATAGGTATAGGGTAAGGGCGGTTTACCTTCTTTTTTTCTCTCTGCATTTTTCTCATCCTGTCTTTTCTTAGATGGATCAGGGTATGCTTTTGCGCTAAATCCTTCTTTTCCTGTAATTAATTCTTTAGCAGCTTCACTGGTTGATTTTTTAATTGTTGAAGGTGTAACACTAGAAACTGCGGCAATTGATCCCATATTTCCTGTGATAATAGGCATCGCACTATCCGTAGTTTTAGCTGTGCCTAACGTAGGCGCACCAAAAAATCCTGAGGGCGCGGCATATGTTGATTTAGGTGATGTAGGTGTTGTTGGTGTTACGGCCGGCGTGTAGCCAGTAGCTACTGGCGCAGGTGATACAGCGGGTGTTGTTGCTGTCGCTGCTTCAGAGGGTTGTGTTGTTGTGGGTGCTGGTGGTGGAGTAGTTTCTTTTTGTATTTCTTCATCTATTTTATCTGCTCTTCCAGAAAATCCTAAAAATCTTAAAATAGTTGATAAGGATTTCATGAAGGCAATTTTTATTGTTGCGAATACGCCTGTTATTTTTTCAAAAATTGTATCGAATACTTTATACAATAGTTTACCTAATATAAACCCACCGGTAGCTACTGTGTCCGATGATGGACTAAATTTTTTCAGTAAGTCACCTAAACTCGTGCCGGTCGTTCCACTTGCTCGCTCTATATTTTCTGGCGCGGCGGGCATAGCAGATTCCATAATTGCTTGTGATGTTCGAAGAAACACATTATCAGCTGATATGATTAATGTTTGTTTCTTTGTGTTATTTTGTGACTGTGATGTTTCTTGTGTAGAACTATCCACAGTTCCTGATTCTTGTTGATTATCAGCGCTTTTAGAAAATGTGTACGGGTTTTTAAAAGCTGAGCCTTTACCACGCGGTGATGTGCCAATTCTAGCCATTTGTCGTGCACTTCTTCCCGCATTAGAAATATATCCTCGTGCTTTTAATACAGATGTAATATTTTTTGCTTTTGATGCTGTTGACATTACTCGCCCAGAGGCTAACGCCGTTCTTCCAGCTGCTAATAATAGAGGAATCATTGCTTATCTCGCGTTTTGTGCTTGTTGTTTGTCGTGTTGTTCTTTTAAATGTTTTGCTAACAAATTGACGTAAATATCTCTTTCCCACGGCATCATATTTTCAAGATCTGCTAATGATAGCTTATGTACATACATTAACAGAAAATTAGTCATATAAAGGTTTTGCAGCGTCTCATGGGAAAGATTTATAAGAAAAAATTGTATATTCCCGTTACATCAATGTGGTTATCTGTACTGCACTTTTCACAGGTAAAATTGATTGTATGCACTAATGCTGGTGCATTATTAAAGAAATTCTGTACTTGCATGAATTGTTCAGGAACCATCATTTCAAGAACTTCACGTATTGAGTCTCGTGTATCTTTTGTATTTTCAATCATTTCTTCGTCAGTATATATTTTTTTAACACAAGAAACAATCATATTAAAAATTTTTTCTACATCATTATCCTCGCTTATTTCTGAAAGATTTGATAAGTTAGGATAGCGCATTTCAATCTTAAAATCACCAAAATCAAGTATATTTTTTGATTCAGTTTTGAACACTACGTTAATAGTATCTAAATTAATAAAATGACGATGTGTATCTTGGCAATTGGTACACGTGAGAATCACTTCTGATACTTCTCCGACTGACTTACAGCGAAGCTTTAAAAATACATACTGTATATCAAACATAGGATTTTGATCAATATCAACTTTGTCAAACGTACAGGATTTGACAATATCTCCCATCGCACGTTTGATTTCTTCATTATCATTACTTTGCATTGCTAACACTAGAATTTTTTCTTCGCGCACCGTATAAGGACGATAACGAATAGATTCTTGCGTTGAGGGTAAAATCAATTCATATGAGGGCAATTTAATCATAGGTATAGTCATAAGTTCTCCTTAAAGTTTGCTTAACACACCACGTGCTAATGCTGATTTGCTTGTTGGGATTCCAACTTTTCTTAAAAAATTAAATGTTTTTCCTAATAAATCTTTTTCATCGCGGACAATTTTACTATCTACATCGTATGTTTTAAATGAAAATTCAACCGTTATTTTAAATACATCACTACTACCTTGTGAAAGAGGTGTTGTAACAATTGATCGGGGAAATACTTCATTAAATTTCATAGTGTAAACTGTTACATCTGAAGGTCTATTAATTTCCTCATTTAAAATATCAACAATACCGGTAGCTTTTTTTATTTTGTTATACACTCCTAACTGTCTACCTAAAATAGTGTTCTTCTTTTTTTCAATTGTTTCACTTAAGCTACGTTTTAATTTAGATACTTGCTGTGTTGCATAATTAGTAGCTCTTTCCTTTGCTCTCTCAACCAATCTTGAACCGAACTTTGTATTAAAGTTTTGTGTGAAAGGTTCCCATTGTTCACCTGGATAATTAGGTCTAAGAAAATGTAAATAGGCGTTAGCTACATAGGAATCATATTCACCGATTTCTCTCGTTTCATGTGATACCATAAGCTTTGTCCAATCTTCAAAAAATGTTTGTAAATCATGCGTTGTATCAATTAAAAATGTCACAGTAAATCCTTGTGTTCCTCCATAATCAACCGTATGAGCACGTTGTTCATTTAATCCTGTTAACCGCAATGTTCTCGTTTGAATTGTTTTAGCGGGTAAACTAACATCTTCACAAGCAAGCAAATGATCATTTCTAGTATTTCCGTAAGATTGTATGGATCCGCCTAATCCTTTTGGTGTATCTACGCTAAACAAAAATCTGTTTGTTTTTTGTAACCCATTGCCTCGTACCCATGCAATAAAATTTTGCAGATCTGGTATAGATGTGTTTGCTGTTTTAGTAATTAGTGGAAGATCTTGAGATTTGTTTAAACGATCACCCACATTTTTAATTTTTTGTAAAAACTGATTTGTCATAGTTTATCTCGACTATCTTTAAAGACTTTAGTACGTGATGCTTTTTCAAAATTATCTACCGGCAACATGATTGCCTTTTTCCAATCTTTCGGATGAATCTGCATGATTCGTGAGTTTATTTGTGAGTACAGATAGTGTTTAACACAAGCATGAACACCCGGAAATTTTGCAGCATTATTTAACAGATTCCATTGTAACCGAAAGCGTGATTTATCCGATAGCGTTGTATCAGATACATAAGATAGCATTTTTTCAAGCAACCGCATCCGCAACAATGGCGGTAAGTAATGAAAATTTAACCCGTAAAATCCACCGGGAACCTTTCGAAAGGGCATAACTAATGGGAACGTATCATAGTATGGTAATGTATCTTTCGTTTTTGGTTCATATACAAACAGCAACATGGTTCCAACATTTATTGTTGTGACAAATTCACCAATATCGCTACGTAATACCTTTGCAGGTTGTACAGAAGCTAACCCCAATGCTCTGATAATATCTTGGTACCACTTATACGACTTATCGGGAGTTTCTTTTTGGCGAATCTTATCAAAAATAGAAGCTGGCATTTAAAAATTAACGGTTGACAACGGTTGACAAGTGTGTTAAAATTACTATGTTGTGAATGATATGCTTAATCATATATTTATGTTACTTTGTTAACCCTAAGTCACGCTCTGTGACTAGCATGAATTCCCATCCCTGCTGCTTAGCAAAAGCTGATGCTGCTTTCCACTTCGCTTGATTCACCCCCCACTGCATCACTTCATTTAAAAATTGTCTTGATCGTCTTTTAGGCGGCTGAGGTTCTTGTGTAAATCTGAAAGGTTTTACTTCAATCAGATACACTTTAATCTCGCCGGTTTTTGTTTTTATCTTTATGGTAAAATCAACAAAATAGCGATGGGGTTTATTGTCCATGGGGCTAATGTATGGCACCACAATTTCCTCGCTGTTCCAGCAAATAATACTGTCGTTCAAATCACACCACTTCATAAATCTAAGTTCATAGCTTGACCGATAGATAATATTCGAGCTATCCCCGACGTATTTGCTGGGATTTGTTGGGGTAAATTTTCCTTTGTATGTATCTTTTGTATAAGCCATATAAATATATAAAACTTTAGTCAAGGATATTTATGGCTGACGGTCCTATTATTTTCAGTAATGAAACAGAAGATATAGCAGGTATACTAGAAAAAAATGTTAGAAGTGATGTTTTAGAAAGGTTTGAATCTGACAACTGGCGAGTGTTACGATATCCGCAAGAATTAGGATCTTCACCTGATCTTAAAAATTACGTAGTGTTTTATATCAATATACGTGACCGTGATGCATCTGCTGAATATGAAAGAAAAATAGGGACAAATACTATACCAAGAAAACAGCTTAATAAACAAAATCGTACAATAACTACAGAAGCAAAAGATTTAGCTCCTATTGCAGTGATCGCAGGTACATCTGCGATTTTAGGATTTTTGCCGCCTGCAGTACAAGCCATAACATCTATCGGCGCAGGTTATGCTACAACGGCTATACAGAAAAATGAGGCCGCATCTAATTTTGCGGGAAAAGTTTTTAATAGTATAACAAAAGCTGCTACAGGATCGTCATCTAATATACAATTAGTTCAATTAAAAAAGGTTATTGCATTACACATGAACAATAAACCTTCAGCTTCTTATCAAGCTACATATGAAGAAGTTGATATGGGTATATTATCAGGTATGCTCAGACAAACGAGTCAAAACAGTGATGTATTAACAAAAATAGATAATATGAATCTAACCGATATTAAATCGGTAGGAGATGCCTTTGCATCTGGTGTAGCTCCCCTCGCAGCAATGGGTCATAAAAATATTCGTGAAGCTCAAATTTTAGGAACAGGTAGTATTGGTGAAAATCTTTCTCGTTCAATGGCGATTACGACTAATCCCTTTAAGGAACAGTTATTCAGAAATATGGGATTTCGTACCTTTGCATTTGATTATGTGTTTCTGCCTAAGTCAAAAAAGGAAGCATTAATGGTGCGTGATATCGTGAACACATTTAAATATTATATGCATCCGGGTATGAATCCTGCAAACCCCTATTGGTTAACCTATCCAGCTGAATTCGACATTGAATTTCATAGTTATGGACAACCTAATGAATATCTGCATAAAATTTCGTCATGTGTATTAACAAATTTAGATGTTGACTTTGGTAGCGATAATGATTTTATGACATTTAAACCTGACTTAAAAAATAAAGGGGTTCCTACAGAAATCACACTCAAATTGCAGTTCACAGAACTTGAAGTGCTTACACGCAACCGCGTAGGAGATGGCTACTAATGTATTTTTCTAAATTTCCTACCTACGAAACAAATATCAACAATAAACAAGTCACGATTGAGGATATTTTTACCCGTGTAGCTGTAGGTAAAACTTATGCAGAAATTTCTTCTATTTTATTGCCGTATCTTGTAAAAGATGGACAAAAAATTGAAGATGTTGCGAATGAGTATTATGGTAGTCCCTTTTATCATTGGGTACTTGTTTTAATTAACAATATTACAGATATTCGTGCAGAATGGCCTATTACTGAAAAATCACTACTTGAAAAAATTTACGACATTTATGATTATACAGTAACGGTTTCATCAACGTCAGGATTTTCAGTAGGTGACACAGTATATTCTAATACTAATGCAAAATTTTTAGTTACAGCTGTTACAGAAACCACAATGAATTTAAGATATCAATCTGGGTCAGTATATTTAGTTGCACAGACATTATTGAAAAAAGTTAATAGCGCTACTTCAACAACTATTATTAATGTGATTGATCCAACTGAAGCGACGCATCATTATGAAGAAGTAGCTACAGGTTATGAAGTATCGTATGATTCTACGATAGTTGGATCAATTATAGAACTTAATCCTATAGATTCTTTACAAAATAGATTAGGATTAGGGGAAGTCGTTGCTATTTCTAATTTAATATATGAGCAACGTACAAATGACGCAAAACGTACAATTAAACTATTGAATAATCAATATCTACAACAATTTGTAAGAAACTTTGACGGCGAAATAGGTGTATGACGTATATTGAAACTCCTTCATTAATTGATACACAAGACGTACATCAAGAAATAATAAGTAAGCCAGGTGACGTTGTTATAGATGAATTGTATATAACAAAAAATGATGAGAATATGAATATTAAAAATTTCTCACCACGGTTTGTATTATACGAGGATATGTTTAATAATTTTTTAAGTGGCGAATTAACTATTACTGATGCAGGAGAATTAGTCCGTATATTAAATTTTAATGGGGCTGAATATTTAACTATCTCATTTCGTACACCACAATCAAAAACTAATATAAAAAAATCATTTGCTATTTACGCACTAAAGGATAGATTTTTATCATCTACAAATCGTGAAGAAACATATGTATTGTTGTTCACTTCAATAGAAAATATTACGAATAATGTAACTCATATAAGTAAAAAATTTTCAGGGAGAACTGATAATCTCATAAAAAACGTATTTGAAACTTATTTAAAGATACCACGAATTGTTGATGGAAATAAAATGTCAGGTGTAACATCATTAGTTTTACCTGATACTCCTCATAGAACTAATACAACATTTATTAGCACCTATTGGTCTCCTGTGCGTATTATGAGTTGGCTTGCATCACGTAGTATAGGTAAAGAATATAAAGCACCTAATATGTTATTTTTTGAAACAAACAAATTGTTTGTATTTTCAAGTATTGAAAATTTGATCACAACACAATTAAAACAAAAAGAGATCCTCACTGCGTATGTATACTCACCTACGGGGAAGATGGCCTTTGATACAACAAAAACAACATATGGATTGCCCGATATTATTAGACAATATAGTTTAGTAAAAAATATTGCTCCCTTCACATATTTTGATGTTTTACAGGGACAACATAATGGGTTTTATGGTAATTTTCTTTATACTCATGATATTCTTTTAAAAGAATGTAGACAATTTAGTTATAATCATTTTGAAGGATATCAAGATTATTATTTTATGGAAGATTATAAAGCTTCAGGTGATCAAATTACGCAATCAAAGGAAAAAAATACACGTACATTTTCAGGAAGTACAATATCATCAAATAGAAATATTGTTCACTTTAAGCCTAAGCAATATAAGATGTTTCCTGAACAAATAGATCCGCAGTATCAAACTTGGGTGCCACAACGTACAAGTTTGTTAATGCAGATGAGTAATTTTAAATTACACATTACAGTTTCAGGTAGAAGTGATCTTGAAGTAGGACGTTTGATTTACTTTGTATATCCACAGGCACACAGTGGTGATGATGCTGAGTTTAAGGCAGATCAAAAATTGACTGGCATATATATGATCACGGCGATTAAACATATTGTATCACCCGCCGGGTATGATTGTATTCTTGAAATTACAAAAGATTCGTTCTTTGAGGCCTTATGATAGATAATTTATATAATCCGAAGGGATTTTTTCTGTGGGTTGGTGTTGTTGAAGATCGCATGGATCCTTTATTTGTTGGTCGGTGCCGTGTCAGAATTTCAGGATATCATAATCCTGATCCTGTTGAAATGCCGGTTGAAGATTTGCCATGGGCCTACCCCATGCAACCAATTACATCTGCTGCGATAAGTGGTGTAGGTCAAACACCAACAGGTCCCGTTGAAGGTACCTGGGTTGTAGGATTTTTTCGTGACGGTGAAGAATGTCAGGATCCGGTCATGTTAGGAACCGTTGGCGGGATTCCTATTCGCATGCCACCTAAAATGGCAGGATTTCGTGATCCAGAAAAAACATTATCAACCCGCCCCAACCCAGGACAAGCATACCCTCGTCAAACACAATTAAAAGAATCAGATTTAAGTCGGTTAGCGCGTCATCAAAAAATCAACGATACTATTGTGGGACAAAAAGATACAGCGCGTGATAAGAATGTACCTATTGCTTTTGGCGGCACGTGGGATCAACCTCAAGTTCCATATAATGCAAAATATCCATTTAATCATGTGTTTGAATCAGAAAGTGGGCACGTACTAGAATTCGATGATACAAAAAATAACGAGCGAGTACACATTTATCATAGAAAGGGCACATTCGAAGAAATTGATGTGAATGGAACCCGAGTGAATCGTATTGTCGGAGATGGATTTGAAATCTTCGAAAGAAATAGTCATGTGCATATTAAGGGCAAGTGTAATGTTACAATTGACGGCGATTCAAATATCTACGTAAAAAATAACTGTAGCTTGCAAGTAGATGGAAACTTAAAAGCACACGCGCACGGTAATATAGAAATGAAAGCGGGTAAGAAAATGATGTTAACCGCGAAGGAAAATATAGAAATAAAGACGGATGAGGACTTTAATACGGACGCATTGAATGTTATTAATATGCGTTCTTTAAAGGGAATGAAGTTGACTGGAACGATTAAAACAACTATTGCAAGTCCTATTACAGAAGTAGCACTGTTGAAAATGAACGCCTTCTCTATAACACCGGTTCCTCCCACGCCGCCGATATTCACATCACCCAGTACTATCAATAGTAAATCACCATCAAGTCCTTCATTTGGTACCTTAAGTATTCCTGCACGA